GCAGCAAGATCAAGTGTTGAAGTGATTGCACAAGAGCTTGGTAGAAGTGTATCTTCAATCTTACATCGGCTTGCGATCAAGAAATTGCTTAAATATGATCACAAAGAAGCTGCGTACTACACAACTCCATCTCTTTTCTACAAAGTTTAAAACATGTTTATCTCTTCATTTTATGACCGTTACTCTGACAAGGTTATAGTTTGGGAAAAAACTAATTCTGGAAAGAGAATTAGAGTAGAGCATCTTAGTCCGTATTATTTCTACGTCCCATCTAAGACAGGTACATTCACTGCAATCACAGATGAAAAACTTGAAAAATTAGAGTTTAACTCAAAACGTGAATTTGATGATGCATGCTACAAATATGAAAAAAGGTTTGAGAGTGATCTAACTACTCAAGAAAAAGTTATGATGACATACTTTGGAAAACCAATTCCGAAGTTAATCATCGGCTTTCTTGACATTGAAGTTGATTATGATCCTTCGATAGGATTTTCTAGACCGTCAAATCCTTACGCTCCGATCAATGCAATCACACTTTACAGAACTGATCTAGAAGCATACTTTACGATCGCGATACCTCCCCCTGAGTGGGGGAACAAACCTCTTCCTGACGAGATGATAGCTGATAATTATTTTATCGTCAGGTCAGAAAGAGAGCTACTTGAGCAGTTCTTGATGTTGATTGAAGAAGTTGACGTCCTGACAGGTTGGAACTCAGAATTCTTTGATATACCCTACATCGCAAAGAGAATTGAGCTCTTGTTCGGTCAAGCAGCACTTAAAAAGCTAGGATTTGAAGGAGCTCCTGCTCCTCGGTGGGGTGAAAAAGATCGGTTCAAGGGATCTTCTGAGAAAGAACTGGTGATTGACCTTCAAAGCCGAGTTCACCTTGACTATATGGCTCTCTTCAAGAAATTCAACCTCGGTGGACGTCAATCTTATGCGCTAAATTCAATCGGTGAAGAAGAAGTTGATGAAAAGAAGATTGAATATGACGGAAGCTTACATGAGCTCTATCATAATGACTTTGCTAAGTTCATTCTCTATAATAGACATGACGTTCGAATCATCATCAAGATTGACAAGAAATTTAAGTACATTGAACTAGCAAATGAAATGGTGCATGAAGCTACAGTAAATTTTTCAGCAATCTTTGGTTCTGTGCAGTTAATTGACACCGCAATCATAAACTTCTGCCATTCTCATCTCAATCGAATTGTCTTTGACAAGGTACATAAACCAAAACAGAGCGTTGAAGGTGCGTTAGTGATGTCTCCTGTAGTAGGACTTCACAGAATGATCGGTTCTTGTGACATTAACTCACTGTACCCTAGTACTTATCGTTCTCTGAATCTATCACCTGAAAAGATCGTAGGTCAGTTGGCAGAATATGAAGAGGGATGGAGAGCCATTTATAATGGAATCAACAATCCTGACAATGATCTCAATATGCTGAAGACCGTAACGATCATTCCAGAAGATTCTCAGGAAGAGAGAGTCAGCTTATCAGTCAGAGAGATGATTGACTTATTGAAACAAAACAAGTATGCAGTATCAGGGTACGGTACGATCTTAGACCAGGGAAACGGAGAAGGGTTAATTCCAGCAGTATTAACTTACTGGTTTAACGGTCGTAAAGAAATGCAAGCTCTAAAAAAGAAATACGCTAAAGAAGCAGATTTAATTTTTGATAAAGGAATCAAACTTGATAGTCTTTTAGATAAATAAAATCATGGTATCTACAAAGAAGGATGTTATGATGATTTTTGTATATAAAACTGTCAATAGAATTAATTCTAAATATTATATCGGTGTCCATGAAGGTTCAGAAACTGATGAATATCTTGGATCTGGAACTTATTTAAAAGCTGCGATTAAAAAATATGGTATTGAAAATTTTACAAGAGAAATTTTACAAATTTGTGAAACTAAAAATGAAGCATATAACATAGAAAGAAGTCTTGTTACACCTGAACTAATAGATTCTGGTGTGTGTTATAACTTAAACGTTGATGGGTATGGAGGATGGTATCATATAGATTCTTCAGGTGACAATAATCAAATGAAAAAACGAAAAGTTTCTGCAAAAGTTTGGAAGTCTAGAAAAGATAATCCATTAGCAGTTTTAAAACAAACAGAAACAGCAAAAGAAAATATCAAAAAAGCTCATAAAGCAAATATTGGTTCTGTTAGATCGGAAGAAACAAGAAAAAAAATTTCATTGTCCAATAAAGGACAAACAAGATCAATAGAATCTAAACAACGAATGTCAGATTCAGCGAAGAAAAAACCAAAAGCATCAGAAGAAACAAAAAAGAAAAGATCAGAAAATGCAAAGAAGCAAAATAGAGATATGTCTCTTCTAGCAAAAGGCATAAAACGTTCTGAAGAATTTAAGAAAATCATAAGTGATCGCATGAAACAACAACATGCTAATCAACTAGAAAAATATACTTGTATGTACTGTGGTTTAGAATCTAAGTTAAAAGCAAATATCACTAGGTGGCATAATGAAAACTGTAGACATAAAGAATCTAACAAAGTCTCAAGCTCTAGCATTAGTTGAAACTGGAGAGTTAGTTCTACATAAAAATAAACTATATACAATAGAAGATTTTAATGAAGCTATAGAGCTTCAAGAAAAATCAGATTATAATGATATGCTTCAGGGTGTTCGAAAAGTATTGTTAAATTCTACTTACGGAGCATCTTTGAATGAATTCTGCCGCTTTCATGATCCTCGTTTAGGAGCTTCAACTACAGGTTCAGGCCGACAGATTACGACTCACATGATCAATACAGTATCAAGATGTTTAATGGGTGATAACGCTCCTAAGGTCATAAAAACTATCGGATTTGATAAGAAGACAGGTGAATCTATCAATGATTATAGTGTAGCAGTACCATCTGGAATTGGACCAATTTATTCTGACACAGACTCCTGTTATTTTGTTATGAAAAATTTAGTAGGTGATTCTATTGAAGACGCGATTGCTTGTGCAGACGCAGTAGTATCACAGATAAATGATTCATTCCCTGAATTCATGAGAACTGCATTCTTATGTCAACCAGGATTTGATAATCTGATCAAAGCAAATCGTGAAGTTGTAGCTACCGCTGGGATATTTAGAGCCAAGAAAAAATATATCTTGCACGTTGCTGACATGGAAGGAAAGAGATTAGATCCAGCTGATCCTAAGTCACTTAAGTCTCAGGGAAGTGACATTAAGCTCTCATCAACACCTGAAACGATCAGAACACTCCTAAAAGACGTTACCATGATGATCTTGAACGGAAGTGAACGTCAACTGATTGATGATTATATTATCAATTTTAGAAAAAATCTACATGACAATCATAACATCAATCCTCTTGACTACGCAACAATCACGTCAATCAATAACATTGATGAGTATTTCATAAAATGGAAAACGATTGAAAAACCAGGGTTAGGTAAAGCTAATCTACCCGCGAACGCAAGATCTTCAATTAACCATAACTTGTGTGTAGAAATGTTTGGAGATAGTGATACTCGCCAAATCATATCAGGAAATAAGATCAAGATCGTTTGGCTAAAACCAAATGATCACGGTTTCTTAAACATGGCCTTCAACTCTGACACTCTTAATCTTCCAAAATGGTTTACTGACAACTTTTCAATTGACGTAAAGTTAACTGAAAAGAAATTAGTTGACAAGAAACTTGAAAACATTTTTGAGCCGATCGGTTGGTCTGTTCCAACAGTACAAACACAGCTTGTTGCTAAGCTATTAGACTTCTAAATTACATAATAACCCATCTTTACTGGAGTTTTAAATGGAAACACAATTAGATGTTGAAGATAATCTATCTGAAAACGCAAGATCTTCAATCAACTACTATACCTTATGTGACTCTAACCTGATCAGTAACACCAAAACATTCAAAATCACCATGAACCTCAGGATAGTTAAAACTAAGCAGTGGTCTGACGTATGTGATACTTTAACTTATGATCGTTTTCAACAAGCGTGGATTTGTATTGAGACAGGAGAAGTAGAGTGGAGAGATATTGAAGTAGTACAAGAATCCTAGATTTACCCGATAAATGACATCTTTTTAAAAGATGTGTTACAATTTAACAGTCAATTTTTATAACATACGGAGATATATTTTGAAACTTACTACCGATTCAATCACAAAATTAGATTCACTCGTTCAAACAGCTCTCACTGCTGGTATTAAAAAATTGGTAATTGAGAGCGGAAAGATTCGCGGAATTGATGAAAAACAATCAGTTGCTATTATCACTACAGACAATGTTCCTGACTTTGAAGGGAAGCAAGTAGGGATCAATCGTCTAGAACAACTTGCTGCTCGTATCTCACTGGTAAAAAATCAAGGTGATCTTTCAATTGAAGCCACTGAAGCTCCTAATGGCTCTGATATCTCTATCCTTGATCTAAGCTGCGGAAAAACAAAAGCTCAATTTCGCTGTGCTTCAATAGAAGCTATAAAGGGTGTACCCAAGAACGTTGCTGACACCCTAGTCTGGGAGATCAAGATCGGGACAAAAACTCTTCCGATCATCTCGCAAGCAGTGAACGCCATGGGTTCTGAAACTGTGACCGTTGCTTCTAAGGATGGGGTTACTGTTTCAATTGAATGTATTGACAGAAACAAAGACGTGTTTACTACCGATCTAGATGATGCTCCAGTCTGGATCGGTCAAGGTGCTCAAGGGACATCATTCTGTCAGAAATATCCAGCAAAAACATTTGTGTCTTTGATCAAAGAAGCTCTAAAAACAAGTGATCCTGTAACTCTCCTATTAGGTGAAGGTGGAATCTTCTCCTTCAAAGTAAATGGTTTCACTTTCTTCATGTTACCTGTAGCTTAAATTATGTCACTCTTTATTTCAATTTGGAACAAATATCTAGGTGGACGTAAGAAACCCTGGATTGATCTACAATATGTTGACGGTAAACTTGTCGGTAAAGATTTCAACAAAGCCTTCATTGAATCAGTAAAAAAGAAGCATGAAGACCTTACCGTTGAAATGAATGACCAGCAAGTTGTTGAACTGTTCTTGGGTAGAGAAAACTTAGATATAGAAGAACCTCGACTAGAGGTTCTTCACTCTGGTATCACCGAAGACGGTCGTGTGAAGATGACTCTTGACTGGAACACAGCTTTTATTCGTCATTTAGCTGATAACGGAATCATGGCTGAAACAGAAGAAGAAGCGATTCAGCAATACATGTCTCTCTTGACTCACAACATCGCTGAAGATATGCATGAAGGTATCTCAAAAAATCATCTAGATGAAGCGTTCAAAGATCTTGAAGCTGAAACTCTTCGTGAACTTGAAGAAGCTGCGAGACAAGCCGAAGAGAACGTAAGAACTTCAAGAAAACTAAAACGTAGAAGAGTTGTGAATTGATGAAAAAGCTTCCGTCAAAAACAATAATTGTTGACATTTCACATCTTTTATTCAGAATAGCATCAGTTCAAAAGATTAATCCTTACATGAAAGATGCGTCTACTGAAGATCTTGTAAACATTTGTTTCCATATCTCTTTACTATCTATCTATAAGTGGTACAATAAATTTCACCCTGACTTTGTTGTATTTGCGTTTGAAGGAGGAAATAACTGGAGAAAGTCATTTACTGCTAAAGCTGGATCAAGAAAGCAGTACAAGGGAGATCGAGTAGTTGACCCTGAAATGAAACATTATTATCAATTGTTAAATTCATTTCAACAAACGATGAAAGCTCACACTTCAATTTGTTGTTTAAGCATTCCTACCATGGAAGCTGATGATGCAATTGCAGGTTTTTGTCAGTTATACGCACGCGAAGATCATCAGATCTTCATTATCTCAGGTGATAAGGATTTTACTGGACTGTTAAAGCTGCCCGGGGTAAAGTTAGTAAACCCAGATAATGGAAAATTTAGAAATCAACCAGGTGACAAGGGATATGAACCTGACATTGATTTTTGGACATTCTTGAAGTGTGTAAGAGGAGACATGGGTGACCATGTACCTTCTGCTTTCCCTCGTGTTAGAGAAACTAAGATCAGAAAAGCTTATGACAATGAGTATGATCGTATAAATTTCATGAATGAAACATGGGTTGAAGTGGTGTTTGAAGAAATAGACGGTCAAGAGGTAAAGAAAGAAGTAACTCACCGAGTGGGTGATCTATTTGAAGAAAATCGAATCTTGCTTGATCTATTTCAGCAACCAAAAGAACAGCGAGATATATTGCTTGAAGGTATTAAACAACAAGTTGAAGATATCGGAAATTATTCTCACTTTCACTTCTTGCGGTTCCTAAATGAGTTTGATCTCCAACGACTGAAGGAAGATGCAATGAAATTTGTTGATTTATTTGCAAATAATCAACGATTTCTGAAAAGTGAAAAAGAAGTCAAAAAACAACAAGCTCAAGAATCATCTGCTGAAGTAAAACAGAAATCTTCTCTGCTAAACTTCTAAGATCTTATTTATACTTTTCTTTAAAAGTTTCATCAAACTCTTTTGCACCGTAGATATAAATAAATCTAACGAATGAAAGATTTCGTCTAGACTAACACAAATAGATAGGAGTATTACCATGGCAGCCCCAAAGACTAAAACAAGATCAATTGATGAGCGTTTGATGAAGACGACTCTTAATCACATTTTCAACTTTGACATTTCTGGTGACGGTAGAATGCGTGAAGTTGCTGTAGTTAAAGCTGATAGAAATCCAGACAAGTCAATTCGTTCAATCTATTACATTGACGTTGCATTGCTTGACAACGTTGATAAAGGTCGTTTGAAGACAATCGTTACTAGCCGTCACTCTGACAAATATGAACTATGGGACCTGCTTGCACAAAGCACTCTCAGTAATGGGAAAAATGCATTAGATTATTTCCATCAGTTAGTTCGTTCTGAACAAGGTGTAGGAACTGTAAATACATCTTTAGGTGGTGGATTAGCTGGAGTTAAGAGTGAAGGTGCTCAGATCATCGGATCTGAATTCTCTGATCCTACCTCAGCTGCGCTTGAGACTCAAGCAGCTTCTTAATAAAACGTCACATCAAATAAACGACAAGGTGTATGTGCACCTTGTTGTTTATATTTTTTAATAATCCATTTTACACTCACATTACAAGATGATATAATATCTTGTAATGCAGACTTTATTTTATAAAAGGAGAATCATAAAAGAAAATACTGATCGCATTAGATTGTGATCTCAAAAGCCTAGTAAACATACTTCCGTGTTTACGTAACTTAAGGGAATCAACATGAAACTGATCAATACACTTTATATTGCTCTAACCATCGCAGTAAGTACAGTAGCTTGGGTTTACACTAAACCTCTAATCACTCAAAATGGAACATCTGTAATTTACGCCATGTCAATTGATGGTAAAAACGGAGGAAAACCACTCACCGTTAAACTTTCTAATGACATCTCAAATCGTCAACATGAACTTCTAAGTTTTGCATATGAAGTTGCTAAAGCTGACGGAATAAAAAATCCACAATACCTTCAAGGTATCTTGATGCAAGAATCAAAAGCTTGCGGAATGAAGAACTTTCGTGTCGCAGGTCTGTCAAATAAAGAAGGTGATCGATATTTTGGTTGCGGACAGATCAAGCTAGCAGCTGCTAAAGCAGTAATGAATCGTTACTCAGATATGTGGAAATATCTTGAATCAAAGACTGTTGAAGAGCTCCAAGCAAGATTGATCCTAGATGATAAATTTAACATTCGGGTAGCAAGCAAGTACGTTCTCATGATGGGAATTAATGAAAATCCAACAAGAGCGATTACTGCATACAACGTAGGTCCAGGTGCTGTAGTTAACGTAAATTCAAATACTCATGGATACACGCTAAAAGTTAAACAGTTCTCCAAACAAGTGAAAAATGTACCGACCGTTAATAATGAATTACAATTATCAAGTAATTCTAATATGACAAGGTTGGCTCTGATTGATCGATACTAAAGACGACATTGAATCTCTAATACGACGTTACATACCCTTAGGAAAAAGATCTCCTAAAGGGTATGAAGTTGTAAAGTGTGCACTTTGTAATGATTACAAAGAACGTGGTGGTTTCAAGTTTGAAAATGATAGTGTACATTACTCTTGCTTTAACTGTAGCACTAGTACTGGTTACAACCCAGAAGAAAATCGACACTCGATCAAAAAGAAATTCAAAGAAGTTTTATTAGCTTTCGGAATACCTGAAAGTGAAATTGAAACTTGTATTAGCTTTAATTTTTTCAAGAGCTCAACTTCTAAACCTGAAGTGACTGAAAAAAAGTCAAACTTAGAGTTCCCATCAAAAGAGATTCCACTTCCACATAATTCAGTTTTAGTCAGGTCTTTTTCATCACCCTGGTGTGATGTAGCTGATCACTATCTAAAACGAAGAAGTCTTTCTTGTAAGGATTTTGATTTTTACGTGACAAACGAGACATCTTACGCTGGACGATTGTTGATCCCTTATTTCTTTAGAGGAAAGATTGTCTTCTGGCAAGGTAGATCTTTAGATGACAGCTTGATCTCACCTAGATACAAAAATCCATCAGCTAACAAAGAAAATATCTTTTTTAACATGGATGAGATCTATCGTCATACTACAGAACCCTTATTTGTGGTCGAAGGACCTCTTGACGCTGTGTCAATTGGTAAAAACGCAATAGCTCTAACGGGTAGCACTCTCAGTGAATTTAGACTACATGAACTAAAAAAAGTTGCAACAAAGCGAAAAGTAATATTTGTAATTGATAAGAACTTAAACGGATACAAGCTAGGACAAAAACTTCTCAAAGAAGAAGTAGAAAATTGGTTTATCACCATGTTTCCTGACAATATTGATGATTCAAATGATGCACTCCAACAATTAGGAAGAATCTGGACAGTAGCTCACTTGACTTCAACAGCAGTCAACAAGTTCCAAGGGAAACTAGCGCTAGAGCTTAACTGCTCTAAAACATAAAATAAGCAGGTCATCATGGAATTAGAAAAACAACGGTTATTAGTAAACTATTTGATCTCTTCACAAGAACTTTTTGTAAAAGTAAACCCAATCTTAAAAAATAAGTACTTTGATGTCAAGATCAAAAACGCAGTAGGTTTCATTCAAAAGTACTTTGATGATTATAAATCACCACCCACTCCAGAACAGATAAAAGCTGAAACTGGTCATGATATTTCGCTACACTCGTCACTAACTCGTCAAGAACTAGCATACGCCGAAAATGAAATTGAATGTTTCTGTCGCAATAAAGCGATTGAACATGCAATCTTAGCTTCACCGAAGTTACTAGAAGAACAAAAGTTCGGAGAGATTGAAAAGTTAATTAAAGACGCAATCACTGTAAGTTTACAGCGAAACATTGGATTAGACTATTTTTCTGATCCTGAAGCTCGCTTAAAACTTCTCTCTTTGAGCAACAATATGACTTCAACGCTCTGGGCTCGTCTTGATGAATACTTAGGGGGTGGTTTAAATCGTAAAGAAATGATCATCTTTGCTGCACCCCCAGGCGTAGGTAAATCACTTACCATGGGGAACTTAGCAAAAAATCTCATGAAACAAGGGTTGAACGGTTGTTACATCACCCTTGAATTATCTGAAGAAGTCACAGCAAAGCGATTTGACTCGATGTTTTCTGGGATTCCTCAGATTGACATCTTGAAAAACATCACCAAAGCTACTGTAGCAATTAATCAACAAAAGGAAAATCACGGACATCTTCACATTAAACGGATGCCTGAATCGTCTACAAATGCAAACCATATTAGAGCATATTTAAAAGAATTTGAGATTGTTAACGGATACATTCCTGATTTTTTGATAGTAGATTACCTTGATCTAATGTGCTCAGTACAGAATGTTTCAGCAGAAAACACGTTCATTAGAGACAAGTTTATCTCTGAAGAACTACGTAGTATTGCTAATGAGTTTAACTTGATCATGATCACAGCATCTCAGTTAGGTAGAGGGGCACAAACGTTAGAGAATGGAATTGAAGATCTTAGTCAAGCTCACATTGCAGGTGGTATCTCAAAAGTGAACACAGCAGATAACTTAGTAGCAATCATTCAAACACCACAGATGAAAGCACGAGGAGAGATGATGTACAAGCTACTCAAGACTCGCTCTTCTAACGGTGTAGGTAGCATCTTTATGCTCAAGTTTAACTCTTCATCACTAACTTTAGAAAACTTAGAAGAAGAGGGTAAAGGTCCTTCTAAGATGGCTAACGCAGTTTCAAATTATAGTAAACAAAAGACTGAAAATTCAATTACTAAATCTAGTTTAGGTGGTATTACTGGGCTTCCATTTCAAGTATAAATTAAAAGTGTAAACTATCGCTTCACGAGGAACCTTGGATGCATGGTTACCCCACTTATCATAATTGACATAAAATTCTACATTTATTTGAGTGACATAAATAGAACATGAAACTTTAATTCATGGCGAATATGAAACTTAACTTTAAGTCATTTAATCAAAAATTCTTAACTGAAGGCTCAGACTTCGGGATTGCACATATTGAAGATCTAGACATAGAAACCTTCATTAGATCAATCGAAAACATTCATAAACTTGAAGCTATTCAAAAGCTTGATGGCGCAAATCTTAGAGTGGGAATTGATGAAAATGGTGAACTTTTTACTTCTCGTGAACAAAAGGGTGGTAAGCGTTTTTATAATGAGCATGACTTCCCTAAAAATTCAGCATATGATGCTTTCAAAGCAGCACATCTTGTCTTAGAGAAGGTTGAAGGATCAATTCAAGAAGTTCTTGACAAGGGTGAGTCAATTAATCTTGAAATCATCTTCGGGGCACAGCCAAATACTGTATTTTACGGAAAAGATAACGTAAATTATATTGCTCTATTAGAGATGGTACAAGGTGATGACCCTTCAGTTAAACCTGATCAATCAAAGATTCAAAAGCTTTTGAAGCTCTTGAAGGGTAAAGTATACAACATCAGATCAACCTTTGCTGATACTATTGACGGAATTACGATTGTCAAATCTCCTCGAGTTACTGATTGGAAGTTTACCACCTCTGATAAAGTACCCAAGAATGAAGTGAGTGAAATTGATTTTTCTGAAAAACTTTCAGAACTAAAAAGATTTCTTCGAGCAGAAAATGATGCTGCTCGAGATGAAGGTCGTGACCTTACCAACTTTGAAGTATTAAAAGATCACTCCAAGAGCTTAGCTGAAGAGAGAAAGACACTTTCAGAAAAGATCATGACTGATTTTAAGCTTCCAATAAAACAAAAGTTACTTGATCTAGTCTATAAACAAAAACCTTCACTTAGAGGTGATATTGATTCTAGCGGAGCTTATTCTGGAATAGAAGGGATCATTTTTACAAACCCTGAATCTAGAGAACGTTTTAAAGTAGTAGACAAAGATGTGTTTACATCAATCAATAATTTTAACTATCAAGCTAGAAAAAGCATTGCTGGTAGAATTGCTAGCGCAGACCAAGATCTACCGATTGAATCTAGAGGTGGAATTGTAGGTGAAGCTAAACTTAGATCGATTAAGTTATTCAGTCTTGACAATGCTGAATTGCCGATGCAGACAAAGAAAGTAATTGAAAAGTTTAAAGGTGACACTAAAGTAGAAACTATCCATAATTTAGCCAAGTCATTACATCAACTAAAAGTACCTTCAATCAAGAGAAAAATGCAAGCTATCTATATTTCAGCGCTAGATGAGCTGGAAGGAGCTCTTGACGCGTTCAAACAGAATGCAAGTAACTATGAATTAGAACTAAAGAACGGTAAAAAGATAAAGTATACTAAAGAAATTCAACGTCGAACTTTAATGGTTTTTGCTGAAGCAAGAAAAAATATAACTTCAATGATCTCAAAGATTCGTAGAGCTAATGACATGGATGACTTAATTGAAATCTTCTTTGATGCTCAACTTAATCAAATTCACGGAGAGTAAATGAAAATTCTAGCTACATTGCAAGAAAGTGTAAACTTAAATCGATTAAAAGGTGCTTCGTTTGATAAGGTTCAACAAGCATTTATGGCTAACTATTTAGCAGCTCTCCTATTCTTGAAATTACAAGATCTAAAGGGATTGAAGCTAATAAATGATCCTAGTCACGCAAATCTTAAAAAGTTTTCAAGTTCGATGAGTGATTTAAACTTTTGGGGTAGATCTCTATTTTATTCAAGTGACTCTGAAATTAAGAATCGAATGATGAACGGTCATGCTGAAGTGTTGGCCGACTCAGCTGGACGAATTTCATATCCTAGAATCCAAAAGATCATGAACGTCCCTCTAACAGCACCTGACAGAATTGACTGGCAGGATACCATCTCAGCGGTTGCATTGTTAAGATATCGATTTGACATCAAGAGCTCTTATCTTGATAAAATTCTACGATCAATTTATAAGTGGGATACACTTGGAAGCGCAGCTAAACAAAAAACCATTAACGATTCGTTTATGTTCTTAATGCAAAGTGATTCTCAATCAGCACTCTTACCTAGACTTCGTAATCTAGAAAACACTATGATGGTAACTTCAATCACCTCACTTGTTAATAAGGTTCTTGGATTTAAACGCCTTCATGAAGATGGAGAAGGTGGTGCAGTTACAGCAGTTTCTGGAGATGCGTCTTCAACAGCTAGTATCGGTACTACTAATAATGCAATCATTGACCCTGGATCTGCTGGTTCTAGAGATCAAGACACAGATCTAAGCGGTTTGTACCGGTTAACTAAACTATCAAAGATACAAATCTCTAAAAAAGGTCGTTTCACCATTAGAAACGGAAAGATCGTAAAGAAAAAAGTTAAAAGTCTTGAATACAAGAAGTTTAAATCACCTGACTTCATGAAACCAACCAAGAAAGGAATTGAAAATGCAACTAAATGAAATGATGAGAAAATTAGCTCCTGAATTTGGGTTCTTAGCTGAAGACTCTAAAAATATTGAAAATGAAGTAATCGCTAAGCTAGACAGATCAATTAAGTATGATGAAATTGACACCATCACGTTTGGAATTGAAACCGATGACGGAAAGATCGTCAAAGTTTATGTAAATGCTGAACAAGCTGATGATTTTGAAAAAGCTCTGGCAGATAAATTGGGTGAAGTAGATGACATTGAAGAAGTCTTAAACGCGCTCTCAAAAGACTTTGAGATTGTTGACGTTGAATGGCCATCAAAAAAAGAAATTTCTGATATTGATGAAGAAGGTGAAGATGGAGAAGACACCGGAAAAGAAGTTCTTGATCCGAAAGTATACAATAACGCAAAGGAACGCATTGACATGGAAGATAAAATGAAAACCCCAAACTTTGAACAACTATCATCTGACGAACTAGAATTGCTTGAAGCGGATCAAAACTCAATTGAAAGCCGCTTTACTACAGCGACTCAATTAATGATCTACCATGCGATCATTGATCTTGGAATCCCAGAGATGGCACTGATACGTAGCCCATATCGCCCTCAAATCGTTAAAGGAATCAAGGACAAAGCGTTTGAGATGATGAAAAATTCAGCACTTAAGAACGCTTTAAAAACTTTCATTGTTCGAAGCATTGATTTTGATGAAAAGGCAAAGGAAAATGAAAAAGAAAACGCTGACGTTAAAGAGTCACGTATCAATGAAGATGTAGGTAACTGGAACTTTAGCATGTCTAAAGACATGCTTACGATCTCAAATAGCATGCTCAAGATCACACTAGACGCTGAAGAAGCTGAAAAGGTTGTTAAGGGAATCAGCAACCATGATGCTGTAGTAGTTAGAGACGCTGAAGATACTAAGAAAAAAGTTGTGTTCTCACCTAGAGGATCAAAATTAGTTGTTAAGCAGATCGGAACTCCCGAGGGAATCACGATGAGCTCTAAAGACATAGACGACCTGATTGATATTATATCATCATCAACAGATGAAGTTAAAGAAAGTATTGATAAGTCAAAATCATTGATCAGTAACTTAGAAGCTTTTGCAAAAATTAAGCTCAAACCAGGTAGAAACATAATCAAAGGATATCCAGTTACAATTGAAGATAGTGATGGAAGCTTCGTTGACATGACAGCTGTAGATAAAGATGCTTGCACCAACTTATTGAAAGCTCTTAGAGCTGAAGGATTCAAAGCAAAACGTGACGGTGATACCGGAATCTCTATTGATGAGTAAGCTAGATCTTGATAGATTCAAGTACCTCGACTATGAGACAATCAATGTCGAGGGAAAACGAATTTATAAAATCTCTGATGAAAAGTACTATCCTTCAATCACTACGGTTCTAGGCCAAACGCTAGAAACAGAAAAGAAGAACGTGCTCAATAATTGGAGAGCTAAAGTAGGGAACAAAGAAGCTGATAGAGTATCTAAAGCTGCATGTGATCGTGGTACTAACACTCACTTAATGCTAGAACGTTATCTACGAGATGAAGACCCAAAATTGCACGAGTTCCCTGAAGCTCATGTCAATATATTTAACAGTCTTCGACTTGAACTTAGAAAGATAAATAAAGTGTTTGGACAAGAAGTCGTTCTTTATTCTGACATTTTAGGTATTGCAGGACGTTGTGATCTAGTAGCTGAGTATCAAGATACTATTGCCATCATTGACTATAAAACTTCAAGTAGAGTTAAATCAATTGATGAGATAGATGATTATTGGGTACAGTGTTCAGGATATGCTATGATGCATAATGAAATGTTCGGAACAAACATTGAGAAAATGGTAATAATGATGGGAGTGGAAAACCATCTTCCGATGGTTTTCAAGAAAACTATAAATGAAAAGTTAGTTGAAAACCTTTATAATAGAGTTACTTCTTTTTATCAAACTATCTGAACGAACTTGTAAATTTTATACAAAAACTTTAAGGAAACTATGATGCATCTTACTGAAAGTGACAATTCTGCGTTAGTTACGCCTGACTTTACAGGGACTGATGACGAGAAAATCTCAGTGATTAATTACTGGGCAGAACTTATCGGTTTAATTCGCTCTATTGACGCATCAGTATCTTCTCTTGAAAATAAGCTAGCAATTATTTCGCAGATCAAAAAAGAGATTGAACTGATTGAATTAAGCTTAACTAATGCTACAGCACAGCCGATAGATAATGGTGATGGTGCTGTTGAATTAAAAAAAGCTACTAACGCTGATAAGAAAAAAG